GATTTATCAACCTTTTTAGAAACAACTGCTACTAATTGAGATAAAAACCTTATGTTACTTATTATTCCTAATTTAGAAAGCTTAGTAATGTTTCTATTAACCTTTTTCATTACTTTCTCTAATATTTCTAAATTGTGTTTTTCTTCATCTGAATCTTTATAGTAGTCTAAGTAGTTTTCTATTAAAGTTAAGGAAGAGCTTAATTTTTCTACTGTGTATTTCATTTGGTGTGTTCTGAAAAGAATGTTCTTTATTATGTTTAACAATTTCTTAAGTTGAATATTTATATATTCATCTGTCTTAGGAAGATCTCTTTTGTAATGTTTAGTTATTAGCCAATCTTTAGAAAAGCCCATTATGCCTTCAGACTCTTCTGTTTGTTCATCTCCTCCATGCTTCCAAATTATTCTATCGGTAGATACTATCCTCATTAATCTATCTATCTTCATAGATCTTTCCGATAATACTAACATTCTAAAATAGTATTCTGCAAAACCATTCTTTAACACTTTACCGTAAGAAGCGAAGTTTATCCCACCCATTACAACTGGTATTCTAACTAAATTTTCTCCAGAAGGAAATCCATATAATTCTCTTATTCCTAATTGTGAAACATGATTAATAAATTCAAATGAATATCCAGGTAAACCATTGACTATTGATGACCATAAGCCAGTAGACGTTTTAGTTATATCTTGTTTATAACTATCCCCATATATCTTTACTGATGAAGTTATCATTTTAGACAGAGCTACTTGATGGCCTTCATTATTTATGTTATAATACTGTAACATTTCATCTGGACCAACTGCAAATTTATTTAAACTCATTCTTAAGCCTACAATTCTAGTACTTAATATAGATAAGTAGGACATTATAACAACCATTTCTCTCATGTCTACTTCTTTTCCGTCATCAAAAAATAATCTATTCTGCATTAAATTGAATTTCTTTCCAGATTCAATATATTTGATAAGGTATTCACTTGGTTTTCGGTATCTTAAAGGTTTGAACAATTTTATCCATGTTGCTATGTCATCAGAATGAGTTAAAGCTCTAAAACTATCATATATACCCATTGATTCAAACCAATACTTACAAATAACTCTAGATAATAGTGTTCCTATAGAGCCTAAGAAGTTTAATAAACCTAGAACAAATCCTCTTTCTATGGTGTACCCTTCATTTTCATCAAGTTTAAATTCTTGGAAATAGCTGTAATCTGTTTCTAAGATCTCTTCCTCAATACCTGCTATTATATTCATGTGCTTGCTTTTGAGCTTTTTGCCTGACCGGAAGTTCTTTAGCACCGCTGTTACTTCTTTGGGGAGAATCATGAACCTACCTTCAAGTTTTTCTATTAAGTTTACTCCAACACAGGCAGCTCTTTTACTTAAGATTTTATATTTGTATAAGCTTATTAAATACCTTTTTAGTGCAACCATTAAGTAAGTTTGACCAAACTTGTCCATATCTTCCATCATGACTATGGTTTCTCTTCCGTTCATATCCGAAACTTCTTGTATTTTTAAAACCTTATATTCTCCAGAAAGTGTAATCACATCAAATGGATCGTCTCTTAGTACTTTAAGCATAAATGCTTCTACTTCTCTTGCTAACATAAGACTATTTGCCATTACTATGTAAAAATCTCTCTTATCATAATTTTTCTCATTAGTTTTAAGATCCATGTGTATAACGGTCTTTTTAGGATACTTTTTGTCAAGTATGCAAGCTGTCTCAAGATAAGTTAAAGATATATTGTCTACATCAATATTCCACTTTCCAACTAAGTCTTTTAAAATCCTTTTTGCTTCATTTTCTAAAACTGGAATACTAACCGATTGTTTTTCAGAATTTAAATTTATTAATCTATCATCTTGTCTTCCTGGTGTCATATTTAACATGGCAGTAGGATTTAATTTATCTGTCATCACTGTGGTTCCTATGTCTATAGCAGTAGATCCCTTTCTATTATTATAGTGATATTTTATAGCTTCATCTATACTACCCATGTGTCCAGTATAATACTGCCACTCATGATCTCTAAATAAGTCAATTAGAAAGTCTTTAACACTAGTATTATCACTTGGTTTCATGTATCTATTAGGGGAATTTCTCCATTTAGAATTATATTTTGCTTCTGATAAACAAGCTTTTGATAACAAAAACAATCTATCAAACCCATCAGAAGTTGGCATAAATGTTGATTTTAGGAAAATCATCATCAAAAACTCATCTATTGATGTATATTTTCTACCTAAAAGAGGATCTATCATTTCTTTCCAGGTTCTTTCTCTATATTTACCTTTACCTTCATCATGTATTGCGTAAAAATCTTTAAATCCTGAACAGAAACTTTTCACTAAGAAAGCAGCTTTTAACTTACATGTGTTAATATCGCCAAATTTTTCTTCACAAGTTTCGTTAGAAGTTAATAAAGTAGCATTGTGACATTTATATAGAAAAAATGATAAATCAGCAAATGCTCTTAAACTTCTCTGATAATTAGTGCAGAATAATATTGGTAGAAATGAATCTGCTGCTATTAAGTTATCTTGTGAGACATAAAAAGCTCTTAATGCTTTAGCCCCTAATTGTAAAGATTTACTATCAGAAACTTGGGCATAATTCTGTCTTCTTGGCATAGTTATCCAAATATCTTCTCCTATGTGAATAGCATTTTGTTCCCACCATTTAGGAGGTTCTTTTCTTTTGTATACTTCTATTATTACTCCAGATGTCATACTGTTTGGAGCTGGGGAGGTAATAACCCATTTTTTCATTATTCCATCTTTTGTTCTAACTCCAAGAGAGTCCATTCTTATCGAGGATATTTCATCACCTCTAGCACTTACGTTATGTCTTTGGTTTATAAGATCATATAATTCAGCTTCT